GTGAATAAACACTTTACATTTTACATTACCATAAACAGCCATAATTCCTCCAATTTTAAAATTTTTAGTAGATTTGGGGTAAATCCTTTATACGACCTACCCCACAGTTCTACAAAACTGTCAACCCTTACGGATTAATATTAAGCTACGCTATGACCTTTAACTTCTTGGTCTCTAACTACTTCGATATCCTTCAACAGCATCGCTGTATCGGCATGGTCTACACCATGAATAAATACATACGGTACTAGTGTATCTCCACTATCAAAAGTATAAGCCTTAGTTGCGCTTGGAGCCGCTAAAGCTCCTGCACCAGCTACAGCATTTTGCACTAACTTATATGTTACTGCTCCATCTGTATCCATTGAAACTCTGAACCTTTGATTTTGACTGTTAGTTGGAGTATCTCCAGTGTCTGTATAAGTACCTGAACCACCATTATTCAAATCGGTAGCTATTTGTATCTTATCAGACTCCTGCAATCCAAATGTAGCAAAGTCAGTATATAACGGGTCTCCCGTTCCTGCAGCTACAATCGGAGCATGTCCTGTATTGTAATTTTCAGCTTTTCTAAAACCAATAGAAATAGCGTCATAAGTCGTCCACTCAGCAGTAAATACTGTAATATCAATATGTCCAGAATGAACACCAACTACGTATTTATTAGAATTATTACCAAGAGGTGCTCCTCCAGGTGTTAATTCCCATCCTAAGTCAGCAGCCACGTCCTGGTCTAATTGCATATTTAAACCTGCAGCAGTAGTTCCTGTATCAATAGCTGGAACTGTTCCCTCTATTACAGGTGTTTCTACCGGGCCAGTGCTGGCTCCGATTCTACACATTTCTGCATGATACAATTCACCACTATCACCAGGAAATAACATTGCGACTCTATGACCATCGGCTGTTACAGGGCCGGATGAGTTAGATGATTGAGCATGACTCCATATAGGACTACCACAATTAATGTAATTCCATTTGAATATTGTTGTAGCTCTAGTTTTGCCATCATAAGCACCACTATTTTTGTTTAATACATCAGCTCTCATAATTATCCTCCTTACAAGTCCTGAACGACATACATCATATGAGACTCAGGTAATGTTACTTCAAGACCAGCTTCAGTAAGAATCATGTCTTTGCGAAGGTCTTCATCGTCAGACTGAACGTTAGTCGTAATATAAGTATCACGATTAACTCCATTACCAACGAGAGGACGATACGCAACTTTGCTCATATCAGCAAACATCATAAATCCACTTGAAATACCACGGAACAGAGGTTCTTTTACAAGATGCAAAGTTCCATGAATAGTCTCGATTGTCATTACTTTATGTCCAAATGCTCCTTGTTTAGAATCAAAGTTGTACCGACTGGCACCACCATATCCAATAGAAGCATCCATAAATGCACCGTCACCGAGTTTGTTAAAGAAAGTAATTATTGGTAGACTAGCGAGAACAAGTCTGTCCCCACTTCCACCCCTTGCTGGGTCGAACAATACTTCTAAATCACCAAGTAATAAATCGTAAGTAAGATATTGCTGTTCTTCAACACGCAAATATGCTTTACCAGATGTATAACTAAGTGCAGTAGCATGTGCTGTTTGCGCTGTCGAATTCTTTAGAATATGACCAGCGAGCCCTTCCGTATGTTGTACACTTCCCTGACGTGCTTTTTGTGAAAAAAGCATGGCTCGTTCAATATCGACTTTATGCTCACGAAGTTTCATTGCCCAAATACGTTGCCACTCATTCGCATATCCGCGATACTTTGTAGCAATTGCTGTATTTGTCATTTCAGCTGCAGTTTTGAAAATCTGCGTGTAGCCGTAATTGTCTTCTATTTCACTTGACCAAACATCAGGAGAACCTGTACCTTCAGCATAAGCAGTACCAATGACCTGACAACGGTCATTATTAGCAATAGCATTATATCCACCTATACCACTAGCAGTAAGACTAATACACTTACCAGTAAATGTAGTTGAACTACCAGCATCTTGTGGAGCACTATCAACTCTTACGAGTATTTGAGCTCCCTCAGCTGATTCTATTGCGAATACCATTCCCTTAATTAACCAATCAACGGACGCTCCACCACTAGTATCAACTTCTAAATCATAACTAGTCCCAGCTGCTACTGTTCCTGTATAACCAGTTGTATTGGCAACAAGAAAGTCTCTGCTAGTCCAGTCGATTTTAGAACGGTCTTCCAAGAAACGAAAAACCGAATCATCAGTAGGTACTTTGCTTACTTTGCTTAAGTATACGAAAAAGGGCGATTCTTCTGGTGAGAGGTCTGCTACTCTGTCTCCAAAATTGTATAACCGTCTTACGTCTGGGGTAGTCCCATGTACTGACGCATGACTATTAGACGAAGCTTGGACAACATCTGTAGTTTTTACTCCACCTTGAGTAATTGCCATTTTACACTCCTTTATTGTTTAAGATTTACGGTAATCTTCCATGAACATTTGCTCCCATAATTCCATCCCAAGCTGACTCTTCCTCATTTTTAGGACGAGTTCTTGGGTCTTGGCCTTGTATGGCCCCAGGACTTGGAGGAGCTTTCTTGGAAGCTCTTACCGCTTCAAGTGAGTCGTAAACGCCTTGAGATGCTTTTTTTCCGTTGACATCCTGCCAAAGTTTTACAAGGTTATCCAAACCGACATTTTCTTTCGGTTGGGTAACGAACTGTAAAAATTCTTTAACATCGTCATCGGGCATCCTATGAACGTTCTTTAACTCATTAATCGTGTTATTCAAGGCAATAGACTCATTCATTTGAGACATATGACCTTCAATAGCACGTGACACCGACTGATTCTCCTGAGATACTCTCATTTGATAAGACGGTGAATCCGGCTTGTAATAGGCGTCCCAAGGATTAAATTCTTCCTCGGATACCTGTGGAACTTGTTCTTTCTGCTGATTAACAGTTGCGGCCTGATTGTTCTGCTGCATCTCCACTGCAGTACCGAGAGCATCTTCAAGTTTAGTTAAACTTGTCTGTGACTTATCATATAATGATTGCCACTTTTTGCTTTCATCCTCCCAGTCTACGTGTGAAGTCTCGCTATCCGAAACAGGCTGAGTGACACCTTCGTATCCCGACTCAGTAAATGCACTATTATCATCAACAAAAGGATTAGTTTCATCAGTCCCAGCTACAACGCTATCAACAACGTTTTCGCTAGAATTTGCTTCAGCTATATAATCTTCCATTATTTTCCTTTCTACAATGTTTCGAGTTCTTCAGGAGCGGAACCTTGGCCCTCTTGCATATTTTCTACAATAGGCTTCAATTTCTCCAACTCGAACTTCACTGTATCGGCAAACTTATTTGTTTGCACTTTCTTTTCTGCTTTTGCGTCTGACCGTACTTCAGATAGGTCTCGTTTGAATTTCTCAACCGCAACCCTCTTCTTGTCTTGGACAGACTCCCTTTGTGCCGTTTGCAGGTCTCCCCGCAATTCTTTAACTTGCTGTTGCAACTGTTCATTAGCTTGTTGCAACTGAGCAATTTCACCCATTCGTGATAAAATACTTTCTTTATCGAATATCTCTGGGTTCTTCTTTAATACTTCTGTTCTATCAATCAACCCGGCCTGGTAAGCTTCAAAGTATACACCATACTCAGCCCACTTACTTGTTGGTAATGTAGAACCTGGTTCAATTCTAACGTCATGTTGTCCAATATTGTTCCTGTCTTTTGCAATATCGATTACTGTTTGATTCATATCGCTGTACAACATATTCACAGATACTTCATTAATATTGTTATTTGGTTGTATCAATCGAAACATCTTTTGGAATGTATAATGACCCTTAGAGAATGAATACAATAATCTTCCAATGATATTAACACTAAATTCAATATCCCTTAATTTTGACTTTGGACGCTCAGAACCTAACATCATCATACGTTCCGTACCACGAACTGTATCAGGAGCTTTCTCGGAAAATCCATGCATCATCTCAGGAAGACCAAAGATAAAATCTATATAAAACTCAGCTTGTTCAATCAACCGATAGAACTCAGAAGCTAACGGTGTTGGAGCTGGATAATGTGGTTCACCCTGAGAAGTATCAATTTCAATGACTGCATTTGGATTTGCCCAATCTCTTTCTAACTGGTCAAGTCCATTGATAGCACTTCCCAAAGGAACTAAAAGTTTTAACCCGGCAGAAGCTTGAGCGTGTGACAAAGCTAGAGACCATAATTTATTAAGTAGTCTCTGCATTGGTCGAGTCCTTGATACATCCGATTTTGGATACGGAGTACCTGACCATATA